CTATGGAAAATTAAAAATTCTCCCTACTCCAATGGGTCAATTAGTTAAGACTATGTTGGAAAGTGGGGTTAAGTTGGGCGTTAGTAGCCGAGGAAGCGGAAACGTTTCTGAAGGTACAGGTAACGTATCCGACTTCGAGATTGTCACAGTTGATATTGTGGCACAACCAAGTGCTCCAAACGCATATCCAAAAGCCATATATGAAGGCTTACTTAATATGCGTAATGGGCACAATGTACTTACAATTGCCAAAGAAGCAAACGGTGATAGTAAAGTGCAAAAATACCTTAAAGACGAAGTAGTTCGTCTCATTAAGGACCTAAAGATCTAGGAGACAAAGATGCTAGATGCTATCAAACCATTATTAGATAGTGACCTGGTCAATGACGAAACCCGTACTCAAATCGAAGAAGCATGGGAATCTAAGATCAACGAAACAAAGGAACAGGTCAGAGCAGAGCTCCGTGAGGAATTCGCTCAACGCTATGAGCATGATAAGAGTGTAATGGTCGAAGCCTTAGATCGCATGGTAACTGATAACTTAACTACTGAACTAGAACAGATGAAAGAGGAAAAGAAGAATCTTGCAGAAGACCGCGCAAAATTTGTAGCTCGTATGCAAGAGACTACTGGCACCTTTGATAAGTTTTTAGTTTCTCAATTAGCAGAAGAAATTCAAGAATTTCAAAATGATCGTGCATTACAAACCGAATATATGAATAAGGTCGAAGCCTTTGTTGGTGAAGCCCTTGCAAAAGAAATAACTGAGTTCCAAGAAGATCGTAACGACGTTGTTGAAACAAAGGTTCGGCTTGTTAAAGAAGCACGTTCACAATTTAAAGAACTTAAAGATAAGTTCATTAATAATTCTGCACAGCTAGTCAAAGAATCAGTGACTAACAATCTAAATGCTGAGATTAGTCAATTACGTGAAGATATCGAAGCAGCCAAAGATAATAACTTTGGTCGTAAGATTTTTGAAGCATTTGCTAGTGAGTTTAGCGCAAGCCACCTCAATGAGAATCAAGATATTAAAGATCTCAAAAAACAAGTTGAGGACAAAGAGGCTGAGTTAATCGAAGCAAAGACCGCAATTGCAGAAAAATCACATATTATTGAGAATAAAGATCATGAGATTGAATCTATTAATGAAGCTGCCGAACGAAAAGAGATTATGGCAGATCTTATGAAGCCGCTCAATAAAGAAAAAGGCGCAGTAATGCGCGACCTTCTAGAAAGTGTTCAAACAACTAAGCTACAAGCAGCTTACGAACGCTATCTTCCAGTTGTTCTAGACGGCAAAGCACCTAAACCACAAGCTGAAAAGCAAATGGTTAGTGAAAGCCGTGTAGCAATTACAGGTGACAAAGAAGAATCACAACCACAACCTGCTGACGCAGACACTAGTAATATTGTCGAACTCCGCAAGTTAGCTGGCTTGAAATAAAGTACTAGAGGAGACTAAAATTATGTCAGACGTACTATTAGAAAGCCGTTGGGACGAAACTAAAGACGCCCTACTTGAGGGTTTAGACGGTAATCGTCGCAGCAGCATGTCAGTTGTTCTCGAGAATACTAAAAGGTATCTCTCAGAAGCAGCTACAACCGGCGCAAGCGCAGCGGGTAACATAGCTACACTTAATCGTGTTATTCTACCAGTTATTCGTCGTGTAATGCCAACAGTTATCGCCAACGAAATCGTTGGTGTTCAACCAATGCAGGGCCCAGTTGGCCAAATTCACACTCTACGTGTTCGTTATGCAGAAGCCGTTACTTCAACAGCAAGTGGCGACCTAGGCACAGACACAGTAGCTGGTGATGAAGCTCTTAGCCCATTCAAAATTGCTACTGCATATTCCGGTTCAACTTCAACCGGTCGCGCAGACACTACAGCAGCCAAAGAAGGTGGCGGCGGATCAAAGATCAGCATCCAGATTCTAAAGCAGCCTGTAGAAGCAAAAACCAGGAAGCTACAAGCTCGCTGGACTTTTGAAGCAGCTCAAGATGCTCAAAGCATGCATGGTATCGACGTTGAAGCCGAAATCATGGCCGCTTTAGCACAAGAAATTACTGCTGAAATCGACCAAGAAGTTCTTGCTTCTCTACGCTCACTAGCAGCTACTGAAGAAACCTTCAACCAAGCCGCAGTAAGTGGTACCGCTACATATGTTGGTGACGAGCATGCAGCTCTTGCCGTACTAGTAAACCGTGCAGCAAACAAAATTGCACAGCGTACACGTCGCGGTGCAGGTAACTGGGCTGTTGTTTCACAACAGGCTCTTACAGTTCTACAGAGTGCAAGCACTTCAGCTTTTGCTCGTACAACTGAAGGTACTTTCGAAGCACCTACAAACACTAAGTTTGTTGGTACACTCAATGGTGCAATGCGTATCTACGTTGACGGTTATGCCGCTGACGATACCGCAGTTCTCGTTGGTTACAAAGGTTCAAGTGAAACCGATGCAGCCGCGTTCTACTGCCCATACGTTCCATTAATGAGTTCCGGAACAGTACTTGATCCAAGCACATTTGAGCCAGTAGTTAGCTTCATGACACGTTATGGTTATGTTGAGCTATCTAACACCGCAAGTTCACTCGGTAACGCCGGTGACTATGTTGGTGAGGTCGCAATGTCAAACATTAGCTTTAGCTAATAGTTGGATTATAGAACCAAACAGATTTGGGAGGCTTCGGCCTCCCATTTTTGTGATAAATACAATATCAGCTAAGACTGATTTATGCGGTATACCAACCGCGTAGTAGGCTAGAACCTTCAGAAGGAGAAACAAAATGGGAAGACCAATTAAAAGCGCAGAAACAGTTGACGGTAATGTCAAACTAGCAAGTGTAAACACTGCATTACCAATCGGTTCAAGTGGAATAGCAGGCAACCAGATTATAATGAAAGCATTCGTAACAGGTGGAAGTGCTAATGACACTACAAATATTATCCAAAAAGGTAATAAGCGTTTCCGTGTTACAACATCAGATGGCACTGAAACTTGCACACTAACCGCAGTAGTGCATGGTTCATTAGCAGCAGCGCAGTGTCAGATTACTGGTACAGATAGTGCAGGTGGAACATACTTTGCAAGTCAAATTACAGGACGTCACTTTGTAGTAGGTGCACAAGGAACAGGCTCACAGTTTGCAGTAGGTGCTAAAGCCCTCATTGTAGCATCGGGGCCAGTTGAAGACGTAAGTGTTTCAATACCTAACGGTTAATACTTGACAACATTAAAAGTTGCAACTATAATAAGTTGTAACTTTTTTTGTGACTGAAATGAACACAGACTTTGCATTTATATTAGGAAATGGCAAAAGCAGGATTGTTTTTGCGGTTGAAGATTTGCGCCATTGTGGTACAGTGTATGGATGTAATCGCATTTATGAAGAACATAAAGTGGATGTACTCATAAGTACAGATCCTGGTATGAGTAAAGAAATTATAGAAAGTGGATACCCAGAAGATAATGTACATTATACTAGAGAAAAAGAAATACCTTTTGGTGGATATAGTAGAGCACTAAATCCTCAATGGGCTGGGTATAGCAGCGGTCCTAACGCATTAGCACAAGCATGTCAAGATGGATTTGCGTACTGTTTTTTAATAGGAATGGATTTAGTAAGTGATACAAGTTATATTAATAACTTATACGCTGATACTGCAAATTACAAAACCAGCACTAATGAACCCACACATCATTTAAACTGGGAAAATCAAGTAATAGAAATTATTAAATATTTTTCTAACATTAGAGTTATACATGTGAATCCTCTTCTTAACTATACTCCTTTACAGTGGAAAGAGTATGATAACTTTGAAATTCAATCTGTAAACCAGTTTAAGGCAATGATAAATAATTAAAATACGTATTTAGGTGTAAGAATGGCTCGTACTGAACGTGTAACAGGTAACTTAACTTTAGATCCTACTGGCGATCTATTGGTTTTAGCAGATGCTAGTATTACTGGCAATCTAACAGTAAATGGTACGACTACTACGATCACTACCACAGATACTGCTATAAAAGACAGGCAAATAGTTTTAAACGATGGTGAAACTGGTGCCGGAGTAACAGGTCGATATTCTGGATTAGAAATAGAACGTGGATCTGCATCAAATGCATTATTGGTATTTGATGAAACTACTGATACATTTGTTATTAGTACGGATGGCGGCAGTAGTTATGGATCTATTACGCAGGTTGTTGATGATGTTACGCCACAATTAGGTGGTGATCTAGATGTGCAAGGATTTAATATTGTAACAGCAACTAGTAATGCTGATATACATTTAGTTCCAAGTGGAACAGGTAGAGTAACAGTAGAAGCCCCATTAAAACTTAATGATCAAGCATCAACCCCTAGTAGTGCAGCAGGCTCAACTTTATTGTATGCAGGTACGGCGGCAGGTGGTGGCACAGGCATATTCTTTGTTGATGGCGGTACATCTGATGAACTAGTTAGTAAATCCAAATCCATCGTATATGGATTAATTTTTTAAAGGAAACAAACTATGGCGATTACACAAGCAGGTGCAGTAGGAACAGGCAATACAACAATGTATACGAGTACTAACACTACCGCTATTACCTGTATGTTTTTTATGAATGATAATGCCGCAGCAAGAACATTAAATATATTTGTTGTGCAGAGTGGGGCTTCACCAGCTACTACTAATCAAATTATTAAAGCAGTTAGTATTGATGGCGGTGATACATACGTTATTAACCTTGAAAAATTAGTTCTAGATAATGGTGACACAATAGTAGCAACGGCAAGTGCAGGTTCTAGCATTTATGGCACAGTTAGTTCGGTAACTATCTAATGGCAGGATTTGTAAAAACACGAGGTTCTATGGATGGCGGAGATTCGCTTAAAGCTGGCGCTACTGGCGGCGTAGGTATTCCTCGAGGATCTACGGCTAGTAGACCTTCCGCAGCAAGAACAGGTTCTTTACGTTACAATACTGACACCAATAAAATGGAATATTATAATGGTTCAGCATTTGTGCAAATTAGTAAAGAAGGTAATGTGTCAATCACACAAGATTCATTTACTGGTGATGGCTCAACAGTAGCATTTACTATGAGTACAAGCGTAACAAGTAACCAAGAGCAACGTATTATTGTTGCTGTTGGAAACGTTTTTCAGAATCCCGCAAGTGCGTATACGGTAAGTGGAACTACACTTACTTTTACAAGTGCTCCAGGCGCTGCAGAACCTGTTACAGTAATTCACGGATTCGATAGTACTACATTCTAAGCATAAATAATGTTACAAACCCTGCCACCTCGGACTGTTAGTATGGTGGACGCAAGATAGCGAAAGGAATCTAAATATGGCTATTAGTCGTATTGGCGGTAGAGCATTAAAAGCGAACTTAGAACGAGACTCCAATCTTGCGTTTAATACAACAACATTAGTAGTAGATTACACAAATGGAAGAATAGGTGTAGGTACTGCTTCTCCTTCTCAAACTCTAGATATAACTGGTAGTGCTAATATTAGTACAGCATTAACTGTGGGCACACAACTAGATGTTGATGGACTACAGCTTAAAGATAACAATATTACTACTACTCGTAGTAATGATAATTTAATTCTTGATGCAAGCGGTACAGGAAAAATTAAATTACTTGGTGATTTGGTTATTAATGATGGACTTGCCATCAGTGCTATTCTTGATGAAGATAGTTTTTCTACAAATAGTGCTACTGCATTGGCTACTCAACAAAGTATTAAAGCATATGTTGATGCAGCGGCTACGCCAAATGGTATGCAAGTACAGTTAGGAACTTCTACTGATTCTAGTGTAGTAGATGGAGCAATACAAAGTCTAACTACGACAACATATGTTACAAATGCTATTGATGAATTAAATGAAGGACTAGAGAACGTCCGTGCTGATACTTTTGTTAAAAGTACAACATTTACGGCAAATACAACCTCAGGACCTGCTGGAACGTCAGTTACGTTAACAATTACAAGCGTTGGTAATCCAAACAGATACGACATCACTTGGGGTGATGGAAATTCTACAACAGGTACTACGGATAGTACACCAACCCATACCTACTCATCTAATAGTGGAAGTCCTTTTGATGTAACAGTAAGAGCATACAACAATGGAGGCAGTGGCACTGGTAGTGAAGCAAGTTTAACAAGAACGGATTATATAACAATTTATACAGCAACCCCTGTTGTGGGATTTGGTTTCTATAGAGCAAGCTCAGGTGGTAGTGTACTTTCAGGTAATGATATCTATGTTGTTGAAGGTAACAGTCTTTATATGGCTAACACTACGACAAATATTGGCGGAGCGACCGTAGATTATACTATGAATTGGGGTGATGGATCTAGTAATGATTCAATAGCTAATGATAGTGCAGCAGGTGGTACAGCGGGCGCAAGATTATCACATACTTGGGGAGCAGGAACACATAGTGGTACTGGACAAGATACTACTACATTAACATTAAACAACCATAGCACTGCCGCTCCAGCTGATATTCCTGCTAATGGTACTGTATCATTAAAAGTTTATGATGATGCTCCGTCAGCACCAAATCATTTAGGCTCAAAGACTATAGCAATGAACGCAACAACAGGAATAAGTCCAAAACTTTGTTCTGGTTTTTCTGAACACGTTTCAGGCTCTCCAACTGTTGCCGCAGGAGACACAGTTAACAGAATTACAACGGTTGATCCTGTTAGAACTGCATCACAATCGACTTTCTGTTACAATGCCGCTGCAGGTACATTAACAGCCTACGTAAATGGATCTGCTGACGGCGCCATTACATTATCAGGTAGTGATAATAGTGGTACAACATCAAGTTGTACAATAGAATCAGAGAGTGATTATAATTTATTAGATGCAACTGGAGCAGCTACTTCTTTTGCGTCAAGCATTTACTATCCAAGTCTTTATAGTGGATTTAAAGCTATTGTCAGTAAAGCAAATAGCGGATTTAGTGTAGGCGTAAACAGTTTACAATTACAACACACATTAGGTAATACAAACGTTTTAGAATTTGTAAAAGAGGAAGTAACAAGTGTACCAACAATTTCAGGTGCAGGAACATTAACAGAAGGAACAGCAGGAACTAAACTATACATTTCAGGAATACCTTATTATTCTGATTCTGGTACAGCGCCAAGTTTAAATTTGGCTGGAGTTACAGCAACTATTTTAACCGGACAATGTTATTCTGATGTTTCTAATCCAGTTGAAGTTGAAGCTGATTCTCGATTAGAAGGCAGTGTAGGTTCTGCAATAGATGATTTAGATTTCACATACGCAAATATTGACGGTGCGTCAACTATGTTGGCTAGTGGAATCCCTAAAGTTAACATAGGAGTTGCTGGAGCATATACACTTGGCACTCTTACTGTTCCAGTTACTACATCAGGTTCAGCAAAAACAGTTAACGAAATTAAAATAAGAGCAAGAAATTGTAACGGTATAGGTAGCTACAATACTTCTAGCACAACAAAAATTCAAGTTTATAATGCAGCAACATCTGGTTTTGACAAAGAAGACGGCGGGATTGCAGTAGCGGATGCTTTAGGTTCAACACATGATGATGACGCTAAACGCATTTTTGATTTTAGTGCAGCTACTACGAATACTCCCACTTTTAATGGTGCAACAAACTTTTATACTAATAGTGTTTATTCAGAATCAAGTGATCCTGGAGTTGCGGGAACAAAAGAAGCAACTGTTCGATTTGGTGTAATAAAGTATGATGTAACTAATTGGAGTTCAGGTTATTTGCCTGCAGGACCAAATAGAAGTGGTGATACGGGTACGCAATACTTTACATTTGCTTTCCGTAGAGCAACTGTAGCTAACTTTGATATTAATATTACATCGAGTGGTATTGCGGGACTTTGGATTGCGGCTCCTGGAACTGGTATAGATGACAGTTCAGGATTAAATGGTTGGTTACAGGCAGATACAGCATATGGTGGTAGTGGGCAACCTGGTAGTGACACAGGTAATGGTGGTAATGGATCAAATGGTTGTGCATTTAACTCAGGCGATAGAATAGTTGCAAGCACAAGCCTTAGTGGCGATTATACTATGACATTAGGCACTGAAAACTTGAGTAACGCAACAGCAAATGTTGCTCTTGTTCGTATTGCTCTTACTAGCGGGCAATCTGTAACTGCATTGAGTATATCGTGAGGTTAGATAATGGCTATTACTGACACACAAAAAGTTGATTATCTTTGGAAAAAGATAGGTTATGCCGCAACTAAAACAGATACAAATGCAAATAAAAAAGCACCTAATGAAGCTATAGCAAGTCCGCTACCATTACGTGCTGATAAAGTTTGGAAACAAGCTAGTTCAATACCTGCTACACAACCAGGCAGTAGTAGTAGTCCTTTAACAGTTTATCCAACATCTGCGCCAACAGAATGTACTGCTGATGCTACAGCAACAACAAGTAGAACATGGAAAACTGGATTAACTGATTGGATACCGCCTGAATTTGGTTCTACATATCTAGTAAAAGTTTATGTACATACTTCAGGTAATGCTGGCTCTGCCGCAGGCAGTGGAGATACATTGTCTGCAACAGGATCAGGCAATAATGACGAATGGTTCTTTGATTATCAAAGTGGAGTATTGCATTTTATTGGCACTAATCTACCTAATGGTATAAGTTTTTCCGGCAAAAGTGTTTATATAGCTGGTTCAAGATATACCGGTGATTTTGGTGTAGGAAGCGCAACAGGTGCTTTTACATTCACTGATAACCGTTTACAAACTACTAGTACTAACGAAGAAATTATTATTGAACCTGCCGGAACAGGATATGTAGCAATTGATGCAACAAGTGGATTAATAGTTCCAGTAGGAACAACGGCCCAACGACCTACTGGTCAAGCCGGTTTAGTCCGTTTTAATAGTACATCGTCTGCTCTTGAAATATATACAGGCTCTACGTGGAGTAATGTTAGTTCATCAGTTTCATTAGATGATTTTACTGGTGATGGAAGTGACACAACGTTCTCACTATCACAAACAGCAACGTCTGCAAGTGTATTAGTTAGTATAAATGGTACAGTTCAAGAGTCTACTGATGCATATTCTGTAAGTGGAACTACACTTACATTTACGGAAGCACCAGCTGATGGTGATTCAATTCAAGTAAGAAACTTTTTTAGCGGCGATACAGTGGATGTAGCTAATTTAAAAGATGCTGATAGTGATACTAAGATACAAGTTGAAGAAAGCGCAGACGAAGATACAATACGATTTGATGCGGCTGGTGTAGAAGTTGCAACTATGACTAGCACAGTAGCAACATTTAATAAGGCAGTAAATGTAGCGAGTTATACAACCACACAAAGAAATGCTTTAAGTCCTGCAAATGGTTGGATAATATATAATACTACTACTCATAAATTCCAAGGTCGTGCAAATGGCAGTTGGGTTGATTTCCATTAATCTAAAGGAATTTTCATTTCTATTAACAACTCATGTGTTATAATTGTCTTTAAAATAATTTCATCTCCACGAAGAACTTGAATATCTACTTTTTGTGATGGCTTAACGTTATCCATAGAAATACCAATATCAGATGGTGTATGTATTTCTACACCATTAATCTTTTGTAAAATATCACCCTTTTCAAAGCCTGCTAATTCCATAGCGCCATCTTTTTCTAAACCTTTAATTAGAACAAGCCCAGTTGTTTTATCTACTTCAAATGCTATTCCGAGTTTACCCCTCTTAATTTGTCCATTTGCAACTAACTCTTTAATTATTGATATAGCTTTATTACTAGTAACACTAAAATTAATACCTATACTGCCTCCTGCTCCTGGACTCATTATAAAACTATTAATACCTACAACTTTACCATAGAAATTCAAAAGTGGACCACCACTATTGCCTGGATTAATACTAACGTCTGTTTGTATAACTTCTTGCCAAGTATTTTGCATGCGTTTCTTAACTGCACTTACAATGCCTTGTGTCACTGTCCATCTCATACCAATTGGATGACCAATAGCAATAACCTCTTCTCCTTGAGAAACTGTATCACTATCAGCAAACTCTAAAGGTGTAATATTATTAATTTTTCTTTGACCTTCAGTTGTTTTCATTTCTAAAACAGCAATGTCACTTAATTTATCAGTTCCTATTAATTTAGCTTCATGTTGTTTAAGATCATCTTTGAAAAAAATGTATATAGTAGCATTTGGTCCACTATTAGAAACAACATGGTCATTTGTTATAAGATATTTTCTTTTATTAAATAAAATAACAAAGCAGGATCCAGAACCGGCTTTAATATCTTGTTGTGGTATAAAAAGTTGATCTTCCAGGAATCTATCAAAAGGGCCTTTTTCTAACTTTGGTCCTTTACTGTCAATAACCATTACTCCTGGTTCAGACTCTACCAAACATACACTATCTATTGTTTGTCTTACAACTTGCTTAAAGTTATGTGCATTGACGTTACTCGAGTACAAAAGTACCAATAGCACGACCACTGCTCGCATCGAACTGGTCCACATATTTGTTGATCCTTTTCTGTTTTACACTAGCCTTTTGTGCTAAATTATGATGGTTACAATTACAACAACAATGCATCTGTGTATTCTTAAATTGTTTACTAGTTTTTTCAAATTCAATACCACAACTGTCGCATAGTAACACATAAACTCTTTGTTTAGTAGTTACTTGTTCTTCGTTATTATTTCTGTAACGAGTATGAACATTTGTTTTATAATAAGATGTAACTAGCATACGTAATTATTTAGCAAGCGGCTTTGTTGATAGATTAAATAAATATACTATAACAATATGTTTCCAGGAGATTTATAGATGGCAAAACAAGATATTAACATTGGCACAACAGCTAATGATGGTACTGGTGATCCGTTAAGAACAGCATTCGATAAGATTAACGACAATTTTACAGAACTTTATGCAGTAAGCGGTGCTGGATCAGGCAATAACGTTGCTTTTAGTGGTAATAGCATTATTAGTGAAAATAGTAATGGAAACATTACTCTAGACCCCAATGGTACAGGTAGAGTTGTTCTTGCAACTGCTAGTGAATTAAGATTCACTGATCATACAGACAATGCTATTCCATATATGGATGCAGATGGTGATATATCACATACTAGTAAACTAACATGGACAAATAGTACAGCAACATTCCGCGCCGAGGACATTACATTACATGGTGCAACTATTGCAACTGCAAACAGTAACCAAAGTTTAACTATTGATCCTGCAGGAACAGGTACTATAGTTAATAACGGAAATACTACTATTAATGGCACTTTAGATACAACTGGACTAGCAAGTTTAGATGGTGGTATTGACGTAGATGGCGCATTTACCGTAGCTGATACCTCAGGTAATATTACTACAACTGGTACATTAGATGTTACTGGTAATACTACTGTGACTAATGGCACACTTAAAGTTGGAGGTCAGATTGGTTTTGCAAGTAATAGAATTTTTACAATACTTACAAATGATAATATTGATCTAGATCCAGCAGGTACTGGAACAGTTAACTTTGAAGTACCAACACAAGCAACAGTAGGTTCGGCAGGTAGTGCATCTGCATTGCCAGGACAACCAACAGGGTATATTAAAATAGCAATTAGCGGACAGCCATACGTAATTCCATACTATGCGGTATCTTAAGGAGTAACCAATGGCCAAACAAACAATTAACATTGGTACTAATCAAGACGATGGTACAGGCGATTTACTAAGAACAGCCTTTCAAAAAGTAAATGAAAATTTTACTGAAATTTATAATGAAGTAGGCGGAGAAAGTTTAAGTAATTTGCGTTTTAGTGGCAGTACTATCACTACAGATGAAACCAATACAAATATTATAATTAATCCGAATGGTACTGGTAAAGTAGATATACAAAGTGATACGTTACTTAATGGTGATACAACTACAACTGGCAGCGCAACAATAACTGGAAATATTGCTGTTACTGGTAGTTCTACATTAACTGGTAATACATCTATAGGAGGCACATTAAGCGTAACTGGTGCTACTACGTTATCAAGTACACTTGGCGTAACTGGTGCTGCTACATTATCAAGTACACTCGGTGTAACTGGTGCTACTACGTTATCAAGTACACTTGGCGTAACTGGAAACACAACTATTAGCGGTAATTTAATTGCTAATGGCAATGTCGATTTAGGAGACGCTTCAGGTGACACAGTAACATTTACTGGCAGAGTTGATAGTAGTATTGTTCCTAGTGCAGGCGGTACATATGATTTTGGAGGTAGCAGTCAACGTTGGAAAACTGGATATTTTGATACTGTTGATGCGACTACTTTCAGTTTTGGATCTAGCACATTTGATCAGATTAATATTAGTGGTAATAAAATTTCCAGTAGTGTTTCCAATGCAAATATTACATTAGATCCAAGTGGAACTGGGCAAGTTGATATTAGAAGTAATGTTACACTTAATGGTAACACATTAACAGGTGATGTAACTGGTAATGTGGCAGGTAACATAACATCCACTGGTACATCTACCTTTAGCGCAATCGATGTTAATGGAGGTGCTATTGACGGAACGCCTATAGGTGCGGCTAGTACTAGTACTGGTGGATTTTCTAGTATATCAATGATAGACAATGCGACTATTAACTTAGGTACTGGAAACGATTTAAGGTTATATCATACTGGCACTAATTCATATATGGATAATCATGTAGGTCCACTTTACATTAGAAATAATGTAACTTCTGATCTTGGAAATAATATCATTATTGAGGCAATAGCCGGAAAAGCATCAGCAGTATTTCAAGATGACGAAGGTGTACGGTTATATTACAATAATGCTCAAAAGTTTGAAACTACAATTTCTGGTGTTGAAGTTACTGGAGATATTACAACAAGTGGCGTATTTTCAGGCGACCTACTTACAGCTACCAACGGTTTACGCATAGAAGACAATAATATTTCAAGTCAAACCACAAATACTGACATTGTACTCATACCTTCTGGAACAGGAAAACTTGATATACGTGGAGATACTACGATTATTGATAATGGGTATATAGGATCAGAAACGACGCCAACAGCAATACAAATTGAAGCAGATGGAGATGTTAAACTTAGCGGATCTCTTGTAATGGGCAATGATTTGTATATGAATGGTAAAAATATTTCTAGTGGGTCAACTAACGCAGATGTTACTATTGATCCATCGGGTACTGGTAAAGTTAACATACGTAGTAATCTTTCAGTTGAAGGAAAGTTATTGCTACCCGATGGTGATGTTAGTAACAACTATGCAGGATTTGGTGCTGCCGATGACCTAAAGATATTCCATAATGGCACACATTCAATAGTAAGAGAAACAGGGACAGGAGGCCTTTATCTTCAAAGTGACAACTATGTTGCACTTTCTAAGGATACTGATACAGAAATTATGGTAAAGGGTATTGCCGACGGAGCAGTTGAACTTTATCACAACAATGTTAAAAAGTTTGAAACTTCATCGGCAGGTGCTACAGTAACAGGATCATTAACTGCTACAAGTACAGTTGATGCTGATACATTTACTACTGATGGTATTAGTATAACAGATAACAACATTACCACTACAAGAAGTAACGACGAACTTATTTTAAATCCTAACGGCACAGGAAATATCGTTGCAGACGGACACGTAAGATTAACAGTTCAGTCCGGTAATCCTACAGCAGATACTAGTAGTGGTTATGTTTTTGCTAAAACAGATACAAATACCGAAGTACATGTAATGGACGGTGCTGGCAACGTTACTAAAATATCCCCGCACAATGAGGCTGGCGATTGGGAATACTATTCTCGTAATGTTAACACAGGAAAAGTTATGCGTGTTAACATGGAGCGTATGATTAGAAAACTAGAGGAACTTACTGGCGAAACGTTTATTGAAGAAGATTAAATATATGCGTTGAATTAGAAATAATCAAACCATATAAATACTACTATTAATAATGTCTTGGAGGAGCAGCATCGATGGCTATTACTAGAATTAAAACAGATCAGATAACTGATCTTGCAGTTACCAACGCTAAGATTGCGAATGCAACTATCGCTGGTGGGAAGTTAGCTAATGACTTGTCCTATGGTAGTGATCTAACAGTTACAGGAAACCTAACGGTAAGTGGAACAACAACGGCGGTAGCTACGACAAATACCCGCGTTGATGATGCACTAATTGTATTAGCTCAAGGAACAAGTGGATCTCCTAGTGAGGATGCTGGTATTCTTATCGATCGAGGCTCAAGTAACAATATGATGCTTGCATGGGACGAATCAGCTGATAAGTTCATTGCAGCTGATGTTGGCTCAGAAGATGGAGATACGGCAGGTAATGTCTCTATAACCGGTTATGCTGCATTAAAAGTAGGAGCATTTGAAGGAGCAGCTG